TAGGGCAGGTAGAGCAGAGTTAAACCAGTTTGTTTCGATGGTTTTACGGATAACCTCCGAGGTCATTACGTCATTAGGGAGTACGTCATCTGCAATCAATACAGTTGGCCGTTTACCTGTTCTTGAACGAATACCACGCCAGTTCGTACTCATCCCACGTCCTGCAGAAATAGTTTCTACACCATCCTTATTCACAAGTTCAATTTCATTGTCTATTTGTCGTTTTATATCAACTAGTTGACTAAGGAACACACTATTAGTGATTTTTCCTGCTACATTTTTAAAAAAAGCTTTAACGTTACCGTCTTGGCTAGCTCCTAGAAAGACTATAAACGGCACCTTACCGAAGTTAGGCCAATACCCTAAGACTGCGACGTAGATGACTATATATTCTACAATAGTGGATTTACCCATACCCCGTAGGCACTCAATCACCACCCGCCAGTCTTTCTTTTTCCCACTAAATAAAATATCCGCCATTTTGTAGTGAGCTTCTGGTGATACGTTTTCTTCATTACCGGTCGCTCTTCAAAACGCGATAAACTTCAACGCCTCGTCACTAGGAATATATTTTTCTTTTTCATTCATAATCTTCCCTTATGTTTCCTACTGTGTACCCAATTTTACTCATTTGTAATCTCACCGTCAACGACCTCGTAATCAATGACCTCATAATCAATGACCTTCATCGCACCGTACTCCTGGAGATCAGACACTCCAGCCTCCAACATCTGTTTTTGTTTAGCCGCAATGGCAGCTAACTGTTCGTTCAGCTGAAGCACCGCGCTAGACTCCTTCACACCAATATCAAGTTCGATCTTAACATTATCTGCACCTTTCGTAGCTGCGAGGAGCTCCTTCGCGGCACTAACTCTGTCACGATCATATCTACCTGTTTCCATAATCTGCGCTAAAACCCCGATTGCTTTATACCGCTGCCCAGAAAAGATAAGGTCCAAAGGTACCTGACTTACGGTAAGAAGATCCACCACTAGTTTTGAACGTCTATACCGGGAAGCCGCGCTAGTAAGCTCTATATATCGAGTACTGTCGGTAGGCTCATTCAAGCGTGACTTGACAAAGTCTCTGTCCATAAAGACGCGTTTGTATGCTTCAGTATAATTTGAATCTGTTGTTGATATATAAGAACAAAAACGGATCGCGTTTAAAAACTCAGGGATAGAAGCCCGGGCTCCTTTTAGCACGTTCTCATAAATACAAGCCGACTTAAGCAAAGACTCCCCTTGAAATTCAGGGTCAGTTAAAGATTGGTTAATAATGTCTACTGCCTCTTGTGTGACAGCCCCTTTTTTATGCGGTAATGCTTTTTTAACGTCGTCTACTGTGATTAATTTACCCATTCTATGTCCTTATCTGTATGTGGGTGTATAGATTTTTATTTTAGGGTAAAAAAATACCCCTTTTTTCAAGGGTTTACCTTGCAATCAGAAGTTCCTCTAGTATTACTTTATACTCCTCAGAACTTATAAGGGCTCGTTGTTTTCGGTATAAACGTTCACACAAGATTCTATCAGCCCTTACAACATTTGGATGAACATCAAAAGAGAAAAAGTTCCCGGTTGCATCCAGTTTTCTTTGGAGCTCGTCCAGTTCTTCCTGAATAGTTTGACACTTACTTGTATCCACCCTCATCCAGGGGCTCCTCTGCTAATAACTTCTCATAAGCAACCACAGCGTCCCCTAGCGGGATTTCAAAGAACTCAGTACTCCCACTAAAAGGTTTCAGAAATTTATATCTGTATTCCTGAAAATATTTATGCAGGATCGCCTCTTTTTCAAACACATGGTCAGTTTTACGGAACCTCTTCGGCCTACCGTACGGGAACTCCCGGTACGTCTTAAATATACTTACCAGTATTTCAGCGACACGTTCCTCTATACTACGAGTGGTAACCCCAATCTTAACTAAGTCCTTACCCTCTAACTGAAAAAGTACTAGGTATAGGATGCCGCTCTCGGCCTCTTCTAACTGTTCCTTCCCGCTACCAACAGTAAATTTCATTCTTCGTTAGAGTCGTTATTGTTTTGTTCTACTATCTCATAAACAATATAAGCAGGAGGTACATCCTCCTCAATATAGACGGGGTTATAGAACCTCGATGCTTCCTCATTCTCCTCAAAAATCGTACATAAGTCTCGCATCGAATACCTACCAAGTAAAAATTATAGAAAGTGTTCTGGATACCGTTCCTGGTCAAGCTTATCATAATTGTTACTCTTGTCAAGGTAAAATGGAGGACGTTGCTCTAACAGAGAGATCGCTACCTCCAAACCATTACAGAACCCCCAAGAGTAATCCGAATTAAACGGTTTTCCACACCTAGTGTAGTTACTGTGGAGTTTCTTTAGATGTTCAAGTAGTTCAGTCATAGATTCCATTCGATCGATTCTTGTGCAGAGTATTCACCATATCCTTCAGCTTGATACCTGCTATGGATGACGGATGGGTAATATTAAACAGATAGTATAACTCCCAGTACTCTGTTGTAGCTTCCGGACTTACCATCTGAGAAGCGATATCAATCTCATAGTCCGGGGATTCATTTGAACTAGGTACTACTTCGATTACCTTACTCTTGTGTGCGGCATTACCTTTTAAGGTCTTGTAGATGCCGTGTATTGTCCCGTAGTCCTCAATCTTATCAAAGGTTTTATTATATAGCCTAACCCCATTCTGGCGTAAGATGGCCTGTAGGTACTCAGAGTTCTCTTTCTGGATATAAGACAACTTCTCCACATAATTCTTATTAAGCCTCTTAAACACTGATGGCATTTCTTTTAACTTAACCCCTTTTGCTACACACATCAGGAAGGCTTCGGCCCGGGAGGCGTCACAACCTACAGCCTTGTTGATAGACCTAGTGATCACAAGATCTAACGCTTCTTCGTCACTAATATCTCCGACATCTTCATACTTCACGTCTATTCCTAATTCAGAACAAGCCTGTGTACGATGTCTACCATCCAAGATCTTACCGTTGCGTAATGTGATAGGCAGAAACTGCCCATACTGTTGAATGTTATTCTTTAGTTCTGTAAACCCGTCTGCTGTATACGTCATAGTCAAAGCAGCTAGTGGATCCAGCTCCAAGTCTTTGATGTCGTCCCACGCAATCGTTGTCTCAACCGTTGTACCCATATTTCGTACCTTCCTTATTCTTTAAATGTTATATGTACTATATCCTACTTCCTCTGGTATGCAAACACAAAAAACCTAACAGTTAAGGATTCTCGGATAAAAACCCTAATAGTTAAGATTTTTAGTGGAAACCTAACCTCCACTATTATGTATATATGTAAGTTAGGTTTTTTCGCCTAACGTCATGCCCGGGGAGTCTTCTCGCGAGGTTGAAGAGGAACTAAGACCAGCTGCCTGAAGGGTTTAGTTTTATTAACATGCGGAGGATGACAGAGGGTGATGGTACGCAAAGACATGCGGGAATGTCTATGTCTGCTATACGTGAAAATTTGTGGATTTATTGACAGGGCAGTTCTTACTCACGCTCGGCTTGCCTCGTTGGGCTCCCCCCCCGCTACGCTTAAGGGATCCCTTATTTTTCCTCTGTGATAAATCTATCTGTTCATTTCACTCACATAAGGAGACGCATCATGGCTAAGATGACTAAGAAGCAGCTTACAGCAGCTGTCAAAGAGATCGTTGACTCTTTCGACGTCGATGGTAGCACCGACTATGCACGCATGGATCAGGAGATCCACGCAGCAACTCAGCTTCGCTTCGACAACAAGTCCATCTGGGGACTCGTTGACCGTGCTAAGGCACAGGTTGAGCGCATCTCGTTTACACTCGAGGACTAGCACTCAAAGGAAAGGGTCAGCCTGGCGGCTGGCTCTTTGCCTTTTGTTTCCCACCTTTTTGGGATAGAACCTTTCCCACCTCTATTTTTCATCTGTGATAAATCTTTAATACATGCTGGCTTAGCTGGCTCACACTCACTTACAGAGGAGATTAACATGGATATCTTGGGATTAGCAGTATTGGCAGCAATCGTGATCATGGTTCTATTCAAGCTCGGCCTGTTCGCACCAGTAATAGAGCTCAGTGCAGTCGCAACACGGGAAAGCTCAGCATACAATCGTGAGCACAAGGCACGGGTAGCCAAGCGCTATGAAGGCCTAACTACTGACATCAACCTGGAAAAGGTAGCTGAAAACGTAGCTGCAATTGATGCATTAACCTTCGACTAAGGGGTAAGTCATGAGTGTTAAAGCCAAAGCAGTTCAAGTTAAACGTATTAGCGGAGGCACCAAGCGGTTGTACTCTGTTGTACGTGGTATGGTAGTATTTCACTAGGCTTAACCAGGTCAGTCACGCAAGTGGCTGGCTTGGCACACTCAGTAGGATAGAACAGGCTTGCCTAATAACCCCTAAATAAGATAGGACACGCTATGACAAAGCAGGCATGGGTAGTTGGACTGTACGATAACAACTTTAATATGATCAAGCCTCTGCGTTACATCGTAGGGACGTACGAGAGAGCAGAGGAGGTGTGTGAGGTTTTGTCTCATCACAACCCACGCAAGATAATTATGTTTGATAGGGCAGATGGCAGCAGAATCTGTCAAAACCTGTGTAGATAAGGGTGTAATCCACTGTAAATGTGACATCTCTAACAACTTCCCCTCACTTTGTCACTATGCAAACTCTGCACGCTACTATACACATAACACATAACAGTATCAGACTTACTGAACCCACTCTAACAGGAGATAAACCACATGTTTAAAGTTGGAGATAAAATAAAATGTATTAACGCTGAAGGCAGCAGCTACATACTTGAACAGGACAAGGTCTACATTGTGCTTAGTACAATGATGCACTACGTAAAAGTTCATGGTTCTTCTGACAGCTGGGATCCAACACGCTTCGTCCTCGCATCATGGGTACCACAACCTGGTGAGCTCATCGAAGTACGCGATAGCGAGGACTACCCATGGCTAAAGCGGGAGTTCGTAGCCTTTGATACAAAGCGAGGTAATAACATAATAATACGTTCCGCTGTATGCCGAGACCGTTTCTGGTCGTATCATGATTATCGTCAGACTGTACCCACTCACACACTCACACTCGACGGTAAGACTATAGAAGTCTCCGAAGAGTGTTACCAATCAATACAAGCACTACTTGACGATGCCTAAACACCCACTACACAGGAGATAGCATGGTAACCGTGGTTAACAAGTATAAACTTGAAAGTGTTGTTGGTAATACTTGGCAACACGATCTTTCGTACCAGTACATAGGACGAGGGTCTATGTTCGGTAATCCAATCGTAATTGGTAAACCGTGCCCAATATGTAAGGCAACTCACGATAGAGAGGAGACTATTGCTTGCTTTAAACACTACTTCACGGAACGTCTAAAAGTGGATCCACACTTCAAGGAAGCAGTAGAAACGCTTAAAGACAAGACGTTAGTATGCTTCTGTAAACCAAAGGCCTGTCATGGCGATGTCATTGCAGATTATTTAAATAACCTGGATCCTACTAAGGAGATACCATGCAAATAGCAGAAACAGATGAGAAGCGTTGTGCAACCTGTAAACACGGAGATAATGTTGTAGCTCGTATACGGTATTGTGTCCTGCACTTACATAGTGTGAATGATAATCACTATTGTGCTTACTTTAAACGCTGTAAAAAGGTGTAATAGGAGATAACTGATGTCACACTACGTATGTATTAGTGAAGATGACTACACTCGAGTGACCTGCTCTCAGGATTGTGACATATGTGATTATGGTCACACTGAAGATGAGGTTTGTACCTGTTATCAATGCATAATAGACGAGGAGAACTGACATGTTTAAGACTCAATATATCCAACGCCAGAAAGCTGTAATTGCCCGACAAACTGCGGAGATTAGCTTACTTAAAAACGAAAAGAAGAAGCTGGAAGTACAGCTCTTCATCGTGGAGTCTATCCGTGCCGGACTCTGACTTTGTTCAGCGTAAATAGTCAAGGAGACATTATGAAATACATACTACTTGCTGTTCTGTTGTTAACAGGCTGTGGTAATGGAGGTACTGTAACAATCACACGAGTTACGGTTGACCAGCAGAGTCTTCAGCAAATGAGTGATGAGCAGTACCAAGACGGTCGTGAATGTAATGGGTTTGCGCTATGGGATGATTATGTTGATGGACGTGAGTGTACAATCTTCATGCTGCCTCAAAACGAATACCCAACTGAAACTGAGTACTTCAGGGTGTTGGGTCATGAGGCGGAGCATTGTTTTATCGGGAGCTTCCATGACTGAACTGGATAGGAGATAGCAATGGAACAGGCACTCCCACTATTCGTATACTTGTGTGTCGGCGTGATGTTATGGAGGTTCAGATGACAAATTATGATGAAGACAAGTTGATGTGGTTATTTACCGAGGTGCATGGAGAGATAACAGGCTCCTGCTACACCGAAATTGTTTACAGTGAAGAAGGTGACATGGAAGGAGTGAATGTAATGAAGAACGGTCAGCTGTGCTGGAGTGCATCCATGACTGAGCTCTTGTTTGACTACATAATTAAGAAAGGTATGCCATGAAAGATCAAGGTAATGCTTTTATCACTGTCTACCAACCGATTGCTGGTTGGAAAGCTATGTGTGTTGTGTGGGACGAAGAAGAACAGCAATACTTTCCCGAGCAAACAGCCTACTTCGCTCACAAGAATAAAGAAGACGCTATTGCTGAAGGTAAGGAGTGGGCAAAAGCAGAAGAAATCGGATTCTACCTATAAGGAGGCCGGATTGGAACTACAAGTAGGCGATTTTATTAAGTTTAAAAAGTCCCCTTACAAGATTTATAAGATCAAAAAGCGACACATAGACAGAAACAGCCGTGTTCGCTACCTAGTGCACTCTTTAAGAAACAGCCACTTGGCTTGGTGGACTAAGGAAAACGAGCCGTGCATGCTAGTAGAACCAGAAGACTTGCTTTAACTACAAGGAGGTTTAATTGGAACCGCAGCTAGGTGATTACGTAGTAGCCTGTGAAGACCTGGAACCTGAGATGTGTTCTGATTTAGAGGGAGGGGTGTATATGATTATGGAGATTAATCCATATCACTGGATTAAGATTGAACACGTTAGTATATGCCACGTATCCTCAAAAAGACCATACATAATTGATACTGCAAAAATCCGATTAGCAGAACCAGAGGACTTACTTTAATTATTAGATTCCCTTCAGCACAACGCTGAACAACTACCCTTGTCAAGGAGACAACAATGTCCAAAATTAACGACCTGAAGAAGAAAGTTGCAGCACTGCAGAAGAAGAACGCCGTAACCATCAAAGAACGCACTGAAGTTGCACGTCTGGAAGCTGTATTGAAGCTGGAAAGCAGCCCAGTACTGCTGAGAGCAAAGGCAACTCTTGCCTTGAAGGATGAGCAAACACAACAACTGCAACGGTTAGTTGACGAATGTGCTGGTATTATTGCTAGTGTACCTATCCACAACACCAAGACTCGCACTGAGCGTATCTGGGCAGGTAGCCACCGTTACAGTTATGGTACTCAGATCGACTTGTTGTACCAACTTGCGACAGGGATTCTGTACTCTTGTCAAGAACACAAACAACTGCTTCTGGCAAACGTTCCAGTAAGCCTGGAGTTGTTGGAACAGTTCATTCAGGCATTCGGTACTCCGTCGTACTACAGCCGCAACCACCACGTTGTTGTTGAAGCTAAGATGGCTGATATTCAACGGTTGCAGGAAGTTACCGAAGTATTGCAGTCCGAGCTTGGTATTGTAATAGATATTACCGGTCTCAATGCAAAGAATGTAGAAGCAGAGTTTGTACGCGCAGAAACTACTGCACTTACTAACCATGAATCCGCAATCGAAGCAATTTCGGCAGCTGGTTTTACTCTGTAGTATGTGGTTATGGGTAGGGGGACTTGTTCCCTCTACCTATACACACAACAGGTCCAAATTCGGGCGATATTAAATACACGAACAGACACTTAACTTGCTCTAAATGAGGATAGGATGGTATAATTATGACTAATTATGTCAGCAATAGGACTGCTAACGCTTTGGTAGTACAAGGATGGAATGAAGGGTTATCACTTAAGCAGATGTCGTCTGTGTTACAAGAGAATGGATTCATGGTTAACCCATTTGCTATCTTAGATACATGGGTCGGCCTTGACGAAATTAAACTTGATAATATCAAAAAAGGTTTGTGTAATGAACGCAAAGTCGGATAGAAGATGTAATCGTTGTAAACATCAACGATACCCTGCAGGGGAAGACTGGTGCTATATGTTTGAAGAAAGACCAGATTCCCTACCTTGTGGACAGCATGATAGATTTACTCAGTTAAGACGTAAAACAGGTGAGGAGTTTTTGAAGAACTTCTAAACTAGGAGGTAACATGCGTGAAGATCTGCTTAAAGGTAAACTGGAGTATCCAGGATTAATGTCCATCATCAGGTGGATAGAGAAAGAAGATGACATTTACGCATTCTGGACAGCTCTCTGGTTTAGTTTTTTAAATAACGATAGTATCAATGGTTTATATTGGTATGAGCGTCTTGGAATTAACTGTTTTAATGACATCTTGAGGGCATTAGATACAAACGGTTGGATCGTCAGTAATAGTCTTTCCGGAAGCAAGTGGAGTAGTGTCGAATTGCGAGAAGATAAACTCCTGGAGTGGGTTACTTCTGAAGAAATCCAAGAGGTTAAAGCAAAGTATAAGTACAAAAAGTACACACTCTCGCATAAAAAGTCTTCAATCACGAACGTGGTTAAGCAAAACAGAGTGCTACGGGACACTGGCTTAGTACGAAAAGGGTTCTGTGAGGCTGGTAATACGGAATTTAAGTATGACATGGCTAAACTCTCTCGTTATGAGAAGGCTGTCAAGCTAAATCTGGTTAAATCCATGGATAAGATACGACTAAAGTATCCAGAGATGAGAAGCGACAGTGCAACGTATGACCAGATTTGTGATGGCTTATTCGATTGGCACAACAATAATCGTGATGAGGCGTTTACCACAGGTAACAACATCAGTGATAGTAGAGGTCGTGCTATTTCTGATTGTCTAAGCAAAGTAGCGAATCCTATTGGTAACAAAGATTTTAGGAGTGCACTGGTAATTACTTATACTTAGGAGTGGTGTGATGGAACTTAAAAAATGTCGCACTTGTGGCAAGCTGTACTCAACTAAAAAGTTAAAGCACTACAACTGGTACCACATGTGGTATTGCACCCAAGACTGTCAACTTGCATCAAACAAGAACCCCTTCAAAGACTAAGAGGTGTCGTAATGAGTAAGAAATACCAAGTGTGGTGGGTACCTACTCGTTTAGGTTCCAGGTTTTTGTGGAAACCTGAGCTCCTTTTAGAAACTACCGCTAAAGACGAGGCTTCAGACTTTGTTTATTTTGATCGTCGTGACGAACCTGCACCTGATAAGGATGCCTACATGGTATGGCATATTGAAGAAATCACTCACCGATAGGAGAATGTATATGCTTTGTTATCGAGATATGACTTTTTGCACTTTCTACAAAGATTGTAAACACGCTAATGATTGCCCTCGTCCACTAACACCGGAGGTACAAGAACAAGCGGAGAAGTGGTGGGGAGGTCCTGATGCACCTACATCAAGATTTGTCAGTAAACCTGCCTGCTGGGAGGAGGAATAGACATGCCTACAACCTACATAGACTTAGAATTTAGGTTACAAGAAGCGAGAGCCCAGAATAAAGAGCTCCAAGCCGAAATACAGAATTTACGGTACCGGCTTCAGAAACTACATAAGCAGCAATGTGATGGCTGCAGCGCAGGTATGGAACTTATAGGGGGTTTACATATCAATGCTAATGGGAATATCCACATGGTGTGTACTGCAAAAAGGTATACTAAATAAACCTACAAGGAGATAGTATGAAATCTGAAGTTAATGCAATTTGTCTATTCATTGCCGAACTAACTGGATCATTTGTACCAGGGTCTGGAACCGAAGCTGATAAAATTCGTTGTGGGCAAGAAGATTACATTAACGACTGCTACCCTGCAGTTGACTTGGGTAGTGAGGATGATCGTAAAGATCTCCACGAGGTAATGTGGCTTGAGAGGCTCTACAGTGAGTTGGATGAGTATTTTGGTACCGTAGGACCCTTTGCGAAAGAACGTCGCTTAGCGCTTGATTCTGAGCGATACAGAGACCATTCCTACAAGTGGACTGTACCAATTGAGTTGGATGCAAGTGCTTCAATGCTTCAGTACATTGGTATCTTCTTGAATGACAAACGTTTGATGGAAATGACTAATGTAATTGGTGATACCTTGGAGGATCCATGGAAACTAGAGGGTATGTCTCGCCTGATGTTAAAGTTCGCAGCTACACCTATGCTTTACGGCTCTGCAAAGCCTTGTTGGGAGCTTTGGCAACAAAATAAAGTTCCGTATACAAAGGATGATATTGAGCTGTACAATAAAGAAATAGTAGAAGGACCATTTGGTGCTGCTAATCTCTTCAAAGAGTTCATTATTAACAACTGTAACATGAGGCCTGAGATGAATGTTGTGATTAACAACACAGCTTTCGACATTCAGTGTAATCGTTTCCGTAACGTTGGTGAGCGAACTAAGGCTTATAAGATCTGGGATAGTATTGATAGAAAATACAATGTTATCCTGCACACAGATACTAAGCGTGTGCCTGACCTTGAACAATTCCGCAGGTTTACCGTAACACTCCTTGTGCACCACTGTGATAGTGTAGTGATGGATAACGTCATGAAGAAAGTCATGAAAAAGTATAACTGGGGAATCCCAATTCATGACGCGGCAGTGGTTAGTCCAGCAGCAGCTGGTGATGTTCGTAAGTGGTATGCAGAAGAACTAGAAGGGCTCCATCGTAACCGTAAAGATATCCTACGGAAGTTCTTCAAGTCTATTGGTATCACAGGCGCTGCTGCAGGGCAGTGGGACATACTACAGAAGAAGGTTGTTCCGTTCGAGGGAGACCTGAAGGTTAATCCTATGGCGTTAAAGTAACGGAGGGCCAAGAGAGATGACAAACACCAGAAGGTACAGTCATGTATACGTTAGGGTCGAATACCCAAGAGAACGCGGGTATAGAATGGAACCAACCCCATTACCGCCGTGGGTATACATCAAGGTTATTACAGATAGAGATCGTGATAACAAACAGTTAGTCGTACACTCACGGTTCCATGTAGATAAAGAAGTCAACGTAGGACCTGCTTACTCAGCCGCATTCACAGATATTGAAATGTTAAAAGAACTGTCTAGTGAAGTTTACCGCCGATTTCTTAACTAACTCAAAGGATATACCTATGAAGATACTACTTAGTACTTTAGTTCTGTTTTGTATTACTGTTACATTTAGCTACTCTGCTACCCTAGGCGAAAATATTCATACGCTTGCCGAAGGGATTGGTATTGCGACTACATGTAATTTGAGTGAGGCATCAATCACAGCTGCAAAGAAGGCCTTAATTCGGTATGTCGTTGAAAGTGTATCAGAAGAACACG